TGTTCTGCTACATCTTCTTGCAGTTGTTGAAGTTCGGTCAAAGCGTTTCGGGTAATCATCATAGGTGGTTCGTTGTTCATCACCCGTATATCATAGCACGGATTTGGGGTCCTGTCAAGGGGTATTTGGAAAATTATGGAGATGTACCAATACCAACGGTATCTACTGGTATTTGAAAAATAAATGGTTTAGAAACCGGTTCTGCATAAATTTCAGTAAATCTTCTCTCAGCCCATTCTTGAAGGGTTAACTGCCCACCCACTCTTTCATCTTCAATTAAAGTTTCAATCAAAGAATTGATTTGTTCTTCGGTAATTTCAGCAAATGGAATAAAAGGATTTTCTTCCGAATATTCGGTTTCGGTATCAAACTTATAAGATAATTGATACCCAACACTTGAGTTTGTTTCATCATCAGTATAGTCAATAAAAACTGACAAATCAAAAATCATATCAATATAACCTCTATGATCTTTAACTCTTGGAGTAATTGCTTTAACTTGATGAGATATGTTCATATTTTTTTAAACTATTTATGGACGACTATCGTAGTAATAGGTTCTTCTTTTATACGAATAACTCAATGTAACAGTAGTTTCTTGCTCTGCACCAATGTCTTGATTACCATTTTGACATTGAGTATCACTATCAACTATCATCAAACGAAATGTCGGAATACCATCATTTCCTGGATCCCATCCACCACCATTTGCATTTAATTGAAAATTTTGATAATTGTCTTGAGTACCACTTCGTGTTTGATCTCCCCAATGACGACGAGTTCCGTCTGTAGACCTTGTAATTCTTAGTTCTAATTTTGCTTGCCAATTACAAAATCTACCCTTAACATTAAAACTATTTGTACTTCCATTAATTTCACAAATATCATCATATCCAGGAGACCAAGTTCCCCAGGTATCATCTCCATTACCATTAGTGGATGGTTTTGGACCTGAGCTAGAAAGGTTTAGTGTTCCTGTGACAGTTGCACCGCTACAATCATAATTTCGTGCAACTGTTAAAGTACAAACAGTAGAATCTGTATAGTTACTGCCGACAGAATTAGTAACTGTTGCCCTACACTTAATTTTATGCCCATTATCACTATAATAAAATGGTTGATATCTGGTTAATGTTTGTGCATTTTGCCCAGAAATTGCAGAATAATTGCTTCCACCATCAGTGCTCACATACCACTGATACGCAACTGTACTATCATTATTTGCAGTATCAGTAGCAGTAATACTAAAAGATAAACTACTTCCGGCAGTTGAACTTGATGTTGATGCAAGATTGCTTGTAATAGAAACTACTGGTGTAACTTGTGCTGCAATTTTTTGAATTCTTGCACCACCATTAGTATCAGCATCTCCATAATAATAAGAGCTACTTGTAGAATAATAACGATTTGCTGCTACAGTTCCTGGAGAACTATACCCAGATGAATAACTTCCACCATTAGAACCGCCGCCTCCTGGTCCACCTTGAGGTTGATTAGATCCATTAGATCCACCACCGCCGCCGCCGTAACCATCTCCTGGTTGTCCCCCTTCTCCACCACCGCCGCCAGATCCACCAGAACTATTACCAGATCCACCAGGACCACCAGGGCCACCACCATCAGCACCAGAACCTCCACCACCGGCAGCAATCATACCTATTGCACTTGAAGATCCGCCGCCGCCTCCACCACACCATTTCTGATAACCTCCAGCATTTCCACCATTTCCTCCACCTGGGGAACCACCCCATCCACCACCTATATTTTCACTTCCATAACCACCTTTCGTACCAATGGTAAATGAAATTGATGTTGGAGATGGATATGTTACATCTTTTGATACAGACCCAGCACCTCCACCTGGTCGTGGACCATTTCCTCCACCTGCTGCACCGCCGCCGCCGCCACCCCAAAGAGTAATGCGATAAGTTCCCGATTGTATGGTTACAGGTGCTGATGTAGAAAGTTCAAATACTGTAGAACTTACCAAAACACCAGTGCCAGTTGCCCAAGGAGAAGTAAATAGAACAGCATCAGACCAATCAGAATAAATTCCAGTATTTGATTTATATCTAACTCTTACATAACGATCTCCACCTGCCAAGTCACTAGAAGTGATTGATGTCTTATTTGATGTATCATTACTTGATGACCAACGAATTGTATTAAAATCTAAAGCATCAGAAACTTGCCAGTCGCTTGATGCGTGAGTTATATTTCCATATTTGGAAAAAGCACTTGATGTAATTGTTGGTGTTCTACTACCTACAATTTGACTTGCTGTTGGTGATGTGATTGTGGGTTTATAAATTTTTACAAACGCCCCGGCAAGTCTTTTTAATATAAACATTATGTTGCAAATCCCAATCCAATAATTGAGGCATAAGTATTTGTTGCATTATCTGCAGTAAAAAATGATACCACATCATGAACTTGAGTATTTGATAAAGTAATAGACGAAGAACCACCAGGATATCGTAATGTCCCAAAACTAAAAGTTATAGATCTTGTTCCAGAGTTAGTATAAATTAAAATTAAAGTCCAAGAAGAAAGTCTTCCATTAACACCACCAGTTAAAGTAAATGTAACTGCAGATGTTCCGACATAAGCAATAAATGTAGAGTATGTCCCAACATCCAAAGCATTTGATCCACTAATTGCAGACCCAGAAGATCCAAGAGTTTGAACAGTTTCAGTAAAAGAAGATATATCAAGTCTTTTGCCAGAAGCCATTGCAACTCCAGTAGAAGAAACAGTATTGATTGTTGCAGAATTTGCTGTTGTTGTAATCGTATTATTGCTATTTACAGTTATATTTGAATTTCCATTTACAATTCTTGTTGCATCAATACCCGTTAAATTCGCACCATTACCACTAAAAGAAGTTGCTGTAATCGTACCAGCACTAAAGTTACCAGAAGCATCACGAGCAACTATAGTAGATGCAGTATTAGCATTAGTTGCAGTCGTAGCACTATTAGATACTTTACCTGCGGTACTTATAGTTGCTAATTTAGTATCAACAATACCAGCACTAGCATTAATATCAGCATCAACGATTACTCCAGCAGCAATAGCAGTTACATTACCAGAAGAAGTTATATCACCAGTTAAGTTTGCATTAGTGATTACATAAGTTGCTATACCTGCACTAGAAGCATAAGTTGCTATACCACTTGAGGTTGCATAAGTTGCTATACCTGCACTAGAAGCATAAGTTGCTATACCACTTGAGGTTGCATAAGTTGCTATACCTGCACTAGAAGCATATCCAATAGTTCCAGAAATACTACTAATTCCACTTAAAGAACCAGTATAAGGATTAAATTTTAAGTTATTACTTACATTTGGTTGTGTAGATTCAATATCATTTGAATTCAACAAAACATAATAATCAGAATTTGCAGTTGTCCCTAAACCAACTCTTACAATATCTGGATTTTCACGAAGATATAAACCAAGTGTATCTCCGAATAGATCTGTAGATGTAATTATACCAGTTCTAGTGTCTCGGAGAAGAATGCTCATGAGAAATACTGATTATATGTTGAGTTGTTTAGAACTGATTTTATGTTGTTTATTTCACCTTTTCTTGAATTTAAATCGCCTTCTGCAAATATGTATCCATATCTTTGCGTATAAGACCTTTTAGTTTCAACTTTGAGAGAATTGGATCCAACTATAATTCCATCTCTTTGAGATTTTAATGTATTCAACTCTGATCGTAATGTACTTATTTGAGAAGCATAAGTAGAACAAGATATAGGGCAAGAACTTGTTTCAGTAGAACTAATTTCATAAATCTCTGTAGATCCAATTCCTACACTCGCAACAATATAAGTATCAACTCCAGTACCCAAAATAGGAGAACCAACATCAGTTACTTTAAATGATGCTCCAGATAATGTAGCAATCGTAAGAACATCATTTACCGAATATCCACTTCCACCATTATTCACAATTACACTCGAAACTGTTCCACCAGCAGATACAGTCACATCTGCCTTTGCTCCATTTCCTCCTCCACCATTCAGAACTTTTCCATAATAAGTAGAAGAAATAAATCCAGATCCAGGAGTATTGATAATCAATTCTAATATTGAACTCTTATCTGCACCAACAACTACAGAAGTAGATCCAATTCCAGAAGTAAATGCAGTCGATCCATCTGTTCCATCAAGTGGGGAATATGGATTTGTTCCAGAATATGAAGTACTCTCTGCATTAATACGATGTGCTTTTGCTTGTTCGTAATAATAAAAAGAAGATGTAGTACCACAACCACAACTATTAGCAATTCCAGAAAGAATTGAAATATCATATATTTTTTTATTAATACTTACTGTAACTTGCGCTATATTCTCATCCAACTGTGATATTGGTGATACAAGTTCATTGATCGAAGACTGAAGTGGTTCCTTCAACTCTCCAATTGTTGTAATTTGATTTTGTATTAAACTCAATTCCGCATCATATTTTATAATTAATGTTTCTCTCGTCATATCTATTCTCCTTCGTACTCGACAATCAATTTTGAAATATCTTTTCTTGTTGCATATACAATATAACTACAATCTATTTTTCCACCGGAGTTATTTAATATATTTATTTTATTATTTTCTATTTTTTGCACATAAAGTTCTTGATGCAAAATATAAGAAGTCAAATGAACTGTAATTGATGTCTCATCAACTAATCCAGTCCAATAATCAGGCAAATTAATTATATTCGAATTTATCAATCTACCACGAGTATAAACTCCATTTTCTGGTCCTTCCAAACAACCGTGCCTTAACCTATGTTTTTCCTTTGTTGGATGCGGAATATCAAATAACTTAAATGGTGCTGCAACTCCGCCAAGAGCACTAAACATACCCACCACATTACAAATACCCATTACAACTAAAGGACCATTAACTACCTTTGCTCCATTTGTAATATGAGAACTATTATTTACTTTTAATCCATTCGACATATCTATGCCGTTTTTAAATGCTGCACCATAGCAATTAAAAATCCCAAGATTATTGGTAATACCAGTTATATTGGTAATCGGTCCAAGAAGATTTGAAATGCCTGTAACTTCAAGTGATGCAGGAACTGATACTCCTATTGGAGGACCAATCATACAAGCAGCTCTTGCTATTCCTGCCTGTAATGTTCCGCCAATATATACTGGACCATTTAATGCAGCAGTTCCTGGTGTTAATTTAGCACCTGCAGTTAAAAACGAAGTATCAACTTGCCCGCAAATTAATTTTTCCCCAACATTCGCAATTGTTAAATCAGCCATTAGTTACATATGGATTTGAAGAAATCTTTGAATTTTTTAATCGCTGCTATTACTTGTCCCAAAATCGAAGAACTATCTGCATCTACACCACTTGAAAGTGTAGTTTGTGTAGAAGCATGAATGTCAGTATAAGCACCAGCAATATTTACACCTTGTGCCGCTGCGACTGTTGCAGCGCCACTTGATTGGACTTCTACATTTGGTGCACTCATTTTAACAATTTTGGAACCTTGAATTGTTACTTCACCTTCCGAACCATCTACACCAATAATACGAATATTTTTTGCTTCAAGAATAATAGTTCCATTGATTGCTCTCAAATGAATATCTCCATTTAGAGCATCAATTATTTTTGCTGGTGTTTTATCATCAGCAATTTTATGTCCCACAACTTCTTTTGAAGTTTTATTTACAACAAAATCAGAATTTCCATTTTCGTAAATAATAAGTCCTTGTCCCTTATCTGTTGTACAAGCAATATCTATTTTTCCGTTTTTAGCACTATCTGTGCCTGCTTCAAATCTAAATCCTGGAAGCTGTCTGGCAAATGGGTTTCTCTTATTCATATACAATCAATAACCGAAGTACTTCCTATTGATGTTAGTTTTTGTTGTTCTATTGTATCGTATGAAGGATAATATTTCATAAGTGGAATAACTTGAGCACTAACACCTGTTCTTGTATTTATAGTGAGATCTGGAGGTTCCGTAAAACCACAAATTGGACTATTAAGTGGTAATATATTTACAATTGCACCACCACCAGGAGAAACAATTGGAGTATATGTATTTTTTCCATCAGTAATTCTATCTCCAGTCGTATAACCATATCCAGGAGATATTACTATTATCTTCTCAATACAACCACTCACATCAGTTCTAATTCCTAGTGGTGGAGTAGATTTTGTTATCGCCTTTATTAATACACTAACTGATGCTTTCTTATTATCAAGTATTAATCTAAATATAGAATTTTTATCTATCACACCTTTAATTGTTTTAATCGAAATCTCTGCTTTTCCTTGTATAACTTGAAATGAACCGACTAGAGGGGAATTATTTAATACTTTTGAATTAACTCCAGAAATAGAATAAGAAACTAATGTATTGTCTGGTATATTTTTAGTTTGCAATTTAATCACAAAACTTTCCCCTTCTGTAATAAAATCAGAAGAAGTAGTTAAAATATACTGTGTATCTTTATTTGTAACTTGTTTTTTATTAAATAAAACGTCAATAGATTTATTGTAATCATTCAGTTTTAAAGTAAAAAGTTCTTTATCATATAGAAGATTATTTTTTGTTTGAATTGATAAGATAGAAGTTCGGTTATTAATCACAAAAGATCCTTTTAAATCTTTATCAATTTCATTTCTTTGAATGCCAGTAATCGTATAATCAAATTTTGTACCATCATTTACATTTTCTGTATTAAGAATTACATCAAATTTATCTCCTTCTATAATATTCTTCTTAGAAGAAGTTAATTTTAAAACTATAGATGGTTTGACTGAAGAAGTAGATGTTGATCCAATACCAGAAGAAGGAGTTGTAGATCCAATACCAGAAGAAGGAGATGTAGATCCAATACCAGTATAATTTCCGGCACAATACCCAGAACCATAATTCGTTACATAGATCGAAGTTACTTTTTGGTTCTCAATGACTGCCTCTGCCGTTGCTCCAGTTCCATATCCACTATTATCCACAATTACAACTGTTGGTTTTGTGTTATATCCATATCCACCACTAGTTACTTCTACTGAAAAAATTGAACCATTTGCACCAACAATCGGAACTGCATTAGCACCAATTCCATCACTACCAACAATTCTTACAATTGGAGGAATACAACTTGGATATCTAACTCCAGGGGGTAATGGTATTATATCATTTTGATTTGTTGGATTTGTTACTTTTTGATTGCAAGTATTAAACAAAGAATTGAGTCTTCCATTAATTCCACCATAAATTGGTGTTTCTCCAATTGCTGCTTCAATAGAACCCAAATCTTTACTTAATCCATTTAATATATTCACATTAGAGACCATTTTTTGCCAATCGTCTGCTTCCTTTTCATTTGGTCCAAATTTAGCAGCCCAAACACTTGGAGTCTTACAAGCAAGTCCAGTACATTCAAGAAAACTTAAAATTTGTGATGCTAATGAACTTGCTTGATTTAGAATTCCAGTAATTGAACTCAATCCATTAGTCAACCAACTAATTCCAGACATAATATCTGCAAGTGTATCTTCAATAGCATTCATCAATTCAGAAAGAATACCAGCAGTTAATTGCTCTATAGCACAAGCAGGTGCATTTATTGGAGCAATCAAATCACTAAGCATATTTTCAATAAAATTAAGAAGGCTAGCAGGAAGTTTTTCAAGAATACAAAATATTGTATCCAAAATTTTCTTCATTGCTTCCAAAACAATTGTTTGTTGTGGTGGTGGAACTACCAATCCAACTAACTTACGAAATAATGAAGCAATACATTTAAAAATTGTACCTCTTAAATTATTAATAATTAATTTTACAATTCCAAGAACTTGACTTGCCGTTTTTTTTACTAAATTTCCAACATTTACAACTTCATTTAAGATTGGATCAATATAAATATGCAAATATCTATCAAGTCCATTTGTAACTGCAATAAAGTCTTGTATTGCTTGTGTAATCTGTCCGATTAAATTATTTTCACATCCATTTGGTCTAACTAAAGTAATATCTGCCTTTTTTTCTACCGAAAGAGTAGATGCAGCAGGAATACCAGATTTAATTCCTGCAATTTTATCACCAAACTGTTGTATTGTTGCACTATTGGTTGTTGATGTACTGCTAAATCCAAAATCAGACTTAAAGGCAATATTTGTTGCAGATGCTTGAGATAATGGTGATGTCTCTGCTTCTGTAAAAGATTTTGACGCTCTGCTATCTTTTTGTGATGGTTTAATTAGATTTCCAGGATGTCCAGTAAAAGGTTTGAACTTTGAACTTTTTTCTTTTGTTACGACATCTTCTGTCTGTAAGTTTTTTGTTCCATCACTACGGTAAAGTAATCCAATAATTACTGGTTGTTGTCCATCATCCCCATCCAAGAAAAATCCAAAACAAGTTTCACCGCCTCTTAGATGCAATGTTCCTCCAATACCACCTTGAGCACTTCCAAAGGAAGGGTCTAGCATTACTTGTGCCCAAGGCAAATCATCATCAGAAAGAATATTTCCATCAAAGGAATGATATCCAACTATTCTAACTTTACATCTTGCTCCCCATACTCCATCTTTAGTACCTTCTAAAGACATTTCTGATTTTTCTGCCCAAACGGAAGAATGTGCCACTTGACCAATCCACCAAGTAAAACCATCTTTTCCAATATAATTGGATTTTAATAAACTTTCTTCAATCATCGTATAATCTACACTCTAATGCTTCTGGGTGGTCGTTGCAATATAATTGCAACGGAGTCGGAACTTTATCTTCATTTGGATTATTTTTTTGATAAGATAAAAGTTCCTGAAGATAACTTTCCAGATATCTTTTTCTTTGTTCATTTTGCGAATAATGCACTTCTTCGCAAATTTCATCAATAAGTTCTTTTAATTCCATAGTTTTTAGAAAATATTATTGGGTCCATAAAGTCCATAACTATCACGTATTAGTCTCAGACTAGTAACCATTTGCCCTCCTTCAAAATGATGCCTCAAACCTTTAATTAAATAATTACCACTCTGCTCATCATCAGATTCTTTGTTTTCCTTTGTGTCTATTTTTGGAAATATTACATTAATAATGCTTCCAACTTTTAATGATACATTACAAGGCACAACCATATTTAGTGCTTGAGTAAATAGAATATTATATCTAGAATAAGATTTAGCCATATCAGCACCACTTCTTTCTTTATCGGAAACAGTACCATTACTATTTAAAGCACCTCTATCAGAAACACGAACCATAATACGACTAATACTATCACCAAATTCATCAGAAACCGCAATATCTTTGTTTCCTAACTTATTTCCAATTTCTTCCTTTAACGTATATTTGTAAATATCCAAACTATTTGAATACAGATCATAAAAATAACTTTTATTTGAATACATTCCAACTCTTAACGATTTCATCAAATCTATATTTTTTTCAAATTCATAATTTAATATTTTAAGTTCATTAGATTGTGTATTGTTTTCTATAACTTGAGTATAGATGTAAGTTATTATTTTTTCTTTATTTGCACTTTGATTTTGTATTTGGGTATTTGCAACTAAACTATCAATACTTCTAAAATTAAATCCATCTTTATTTTCATAAAATAAATATCCAGCAGTTCCTTTTGCGTTCGCATATTCACCTTCACCAGAAGTTCCACTTCTACTTGATGTTGCCGGAACTGATTTTGGTCCCAACCAAGTTAAAATATGAAATGGTTTTTTATTATTTCCAATAAAAGAATAATTATTTGATGTTATTTCTATATTTTGACTATTAAATTTTTTTGTTTTTAATGTATCTTTTAGTATACTTTTTACATGAACATCAATTGTTGCACTATTATATTTTTTTTCACATCTTACTGTTTCATTTGCAAGACCTTCCCTAGAAACCATATGTAATGTAAAATTTTCATTTGTAGTTTGTGCGTCCAATCCATTCACTTTCGTCACATATAATGCATCATCACCATCAAGCAAAAACTCACCAAAAGCAGTATCAATACTAATCGCAACCTTTTCGCCACCACGAATTGGAAGAATATTAAACAATGAAGATGAATTTACAATTTGTACAATTGCGGTTATACAAGGAGACAATAAATCCTCAAAATAATCAAATGATAACAATGAATTAGTCACATCAACTTTATTTTTTCCATCCAATGATTGTATACCAAAATAATTTGGTCTAAATGCGCCGACTGATATAGACATTAGGTTGCCGAAAGATTAGTAAGTAATATAGTTTTCATAAGACTATTTACCAATTCACCTTCACTCGGACCAGGAAGAATGACAGTTCCTCCACCTCCTCCGCCACCAGGAATAATCATTGGTTTTTGTTGTCCTCCACCACCCTGACTTCTCATCATTATAGGCATTACAGTTACACTTGATTGTGGTTGATTGTATGTTGGATAAGTTTGTACTTGAGGTACTGATGGAGCAGCAGCAGGAACAACCTGTGCTTGTGGTGCTGGTTGTACTATTGCTTGCATAGCAGTTAATTGCTTATTATATGCCGCAGCATCAGCAGGATGTACATTATCTGCTCCTGGAGTAAATCCACCACCAAACTTTACAAATCCAGGATATTTTGCTGCTAATGCAGCAAGTTCATTATTTGCTTGTATTTGGTCTTTTCTATTTCCAGATTTAGCAGTTCCTGATAACAAAACAGAAGCAGCACCCATAGACTTCAATGATTCAAGTTGCTTTTGAACATTTCCAATATCTTTTACATTATTTGCAAGTCCAGAAGACAACTCAACCGTATTTCCTTTTATTCTTCCATTTTGATTCATTTCATTAATATAACCCATCACTTTATCTGGAGAAGCACCAACAACTGCCTTTCCTTTTTTTCCAGTCGCATCCATTTGACCCTTTGCAATACTATCACCAATTACTACATTTTCCTTTCCTTGTTTTATTCCTTGACTACCAGGAACCATTGAAGATTGTGGTGATGCTTTTGGTGCAACTTTCACATTTCCACCAAATCTAAAAAGTTTATCGGCGTATGATGTTGGATTTGTTCTTTTTCCATTCACATCAACCTCAAAATGCAAATGTGGTCCTGTAGAATGTCCTGTGCTGCCAACCTTTCCGATGACAGTTCCTGGGGATACTTGTTGCCCAACTTTAACTGAAATTGAACTCAAATGTGCATAAAAACTACTCACTCCACCTGGATGATCTACTTTAACTTGATTTCCATATCCATTGTCTCTAAACTCTGCACTTGAAACACTTCCCGGTTGTATTACACTAATTGGTGTTCCTGCTGGTGGAGCATAATCCACTCCAGCATGTATATGTCCGCTTCTTTGTTCTCCATATTTTCCTGTAATTGGATTAGAACTTGGAGTAGTACCTCCAGTTGCATTTAAATCTTGCATTTCTCCTGGAGTTTGACTTGGAATTTCATTACGATTTCCATATTCTCCATATTCTGTCGTACCTTCTTGAGAGGAACCCATACCAGCATTAGAAACAGAACCAAATAAACCAGAAGCAACTCCTCTTTCAAATTTACTCACAGCACCACTAAACTTACTAATTACATCGGAAAAACTATTTTTATCTCCTGTAAGTACTTTTTGTTTTTCTTGTTGTTTTTTTAATCTTCCGGTTAGTTTTTCTTTAAGTAAACTTCCGCCTTCATATACTCTATCAGAAGCATAACCACCCAAAAATCCACCAGCCATACTACCAAGAACAAATCCAACTCCAGGAATAGGAATTAATGCTTGACCGATTGCTCCACCAAGCAAACTTCCAGCAAGAGAACCACCAGCACCTGCTGCTGCTTTTCCTACACTTTCTCCTTCTTGAAGTCCAGTCGCAAAATCAACTCCAGCAAATAAAGCATTTACAACACCAAGTGCTCTTATTCCGCCAAGTTTTAATTTCGGTCCTCTAACTACTGGTTTGGGTGGTTTTATTCCCTTTACGGGTTTTGGTTTTCCAAGTTTTCCTCTCGATGGAAAGAAATTTCCCAAGAAACCAGCAACATCAAGAGCACCACTTGCCAATCTACCCAACAATCCACCAGCAGAACCAAACGTAGATACAACATTCAGATTTGCAAGTTCTTTAATTTTTTTCTTATCTGGAAGTTTAGTTCTTTCAAGTTCAACAGTTTTGATTTGTAAAAACTGATTAAATTGAACTAATCCCTTCTGCACTTTGGGAAGATTTTTTGTTCCCTTCGCAAAAAGAACAATATTATTTGAAGCAGAAACAATTGGAGAAGAAAGAAGTTTAGCCATTATCCGTCCACAATATTATAAACCATTCTTGAATAAAGAACCAAGAAATTATCTGGATTTGTAGCAGAAAGAGATGGTACTGTAGGTCCAGATTGCTGTACTGGTGATGGGACCGAAAGACCGCCGCCTCCTGATTGTTGCGGCTGCTGTCCTCCACCCATATTAATAGGAAGATAATTTACTTGTGGTTGTGTTTGTGCTGGTTGAGAGACAGTTGATACTCTTTGTGCTACTTGTGCTTGTGTTCCTGGTGCTGCTTGTGCTTGTACTTGTGGTGCTGCTTGTGCTTGTACTTGTGGTGCTGCTTGTACTTGTGGTGCTGCTTGTGGTACAAATCCTTCTTTTTTAATTCTTTCTAGATTTTTTTGATACACATTAAGTGTAGATGAAGCTGTATTTTTAGACTGTCCGTATTGGGGAGTAAAACTGGCCCATGTGCCGCCAAGCTTCGACATATCACTCTCAGTTAATTTTTTTGTCGGATCTACATTTTTCTGTCTCGCAAGTTGAAGAATTATTTCATTTTGTACTTCTTTAGTAAATTTTTGATTTTCTTTGAATTTTCCAGAGTTAAGTAATCCTTTAAGAGTATCTGGCATTAGTTGTGGGGCACCAGTAGCACTAGAATTATATTGATCTTTTGCATAAGGAATAACTCCACCACCTAACCTGGAAGGAAGTCGATCTGTTCCTCCTAATTTTGATGCTTGGTACAATTCCCCCAATGTCATTTCTGTTAATTGTGGAACTTTTTTTCCACCATAAACAGTTGTATAATCCGCACCTTCTCGTTGCATTACTGTTTGTATTAATGCCAGTTCTTCTGCTGTTTTTGCTCCCCCAGGAGAAGCTTGAATATTATTATCAGGAGCACCAGGAGCACCAGAAGTATCACCAGGAGCACCCTTTTCCGCTGGTTTTGCTGCACTTCCACTACTGCTACCAGAAGAAGATCCTGAAGTCTTACCAGAACCACCTTTGACTAAACTATCAATTGCTCGTGCAAATCTATCAATAATACTACTTAAACTATCAACTATATTTCCAGGTATTTCAGGAGCAGCACCACCAGGTTGTATTGCATCACTTCCTGAAAGAGCATTTACTGCTGCACCACCAGCAGCACCCAATCCAAGAGCACCAGCACCAAGAGCAAGCATTCTACCCTTACCACCAACTCTTCTCATCATTCTTCCAAGACCTCTTGGGGCAGATTTCTTCAATCCACCACCAGGAATATCAACATCAAGATTTATTCCTCCACCTCCAGATGGTGATGCTTTTGGAAGATTGGATAGTTGTTTTACAATTTTAATAATTGCCTGACGAATAAGTTTTGCAACTTCAAAACTATCAGTAAATGATTTTTGAAGTGCCTTTAAGTTATCTCTTAATCCATCTACAAATTTTCTTTTTCCAAAGAATTGTATAAAACCAATTACGTCTTTATAAAGACCTAAAATCTTTTGAAGAACTCCAGTTGGTTTTGCTTCATCTACTTTTTTAATTCTATCCTGATAATCTTTTGATAAATTACTTACACTTTTACTGATTATATTAGTGACTGAATTATTAATACTTTGTGCTTGATTGTTATAATTATTGACTACTCCTGCAGATATAGTTTTTATAATACTACCAACATCAACTGGAGATGGTTGAACTCCAGATCTCTGAAAATTAACAATCTTATTTGCCGCATTACCAAATACAGAACCACCTAAAGAAGAACCACCAGAAATAAATTTTCGAGCAGACAAAACACCCTTATTAGATTTCCCTGTTATTTTTTCCGGAGATAAAACAGATTTAAGAGCCATTTTGTTGTTGTTTTAGATTTTCTTCTTCTATATGCTGTTGTAATAATGCGACATATATATCCCTTTCCCAGGGCATCAAATTTTCTACTTCACTCAAATGCCATTTATGAAATTGCAAAAGTGCAAAATTAAGTCTAAAATATGACTCCAATTCCATATGAGCCATAATCAGCCGAAAAAACTTGTTAATCCCTCCAACGTTACTTCATTTTCAACCTCAGTTTTTGGATTTATAACTTTAATAGTATGAGCAAGTTTTGGCATAGTCTCAAAGAAATTCTCAATCATTTTAAATTGTTTTGTGTCCATCGTTTCAATCCAATCCTTTAGTTCTTTCTTTGTACAATCTGCTGCAGCCCAACTATCTTCTTGTGTAAAAACCATATCAATACAAGATGCAATAATATCAAAAGATTCATCAATATTTGAAATTGTTTTTTCTTCACTAAAATTAAAATTAGACTTAATAAATTGATCAAGTGAAGGATATTTCATTCTCAAAGTTAAATTATCATCAAGACGAATATCAGTTGTATGAGTTTCATCTTTTTGGACTTTTATCTCGTCAATATAAATCGTTACCGGAACTTGAGTTTCACCATCATCACTACAAGCAATAATTAAGTCTACACTTTCCCCAACTGATTTTCCACGAACATTCAAGAAAATATATTCAATATCAAAGGTAGGTAGTTCTTCTACTTTAATGGACCTAGTTAAAATACAATCTTTTATTACTTGTTTAATTGCATTTGTAATCTGTTTTGTTTCTTGACTTTCAAGTGCAAGAAGTAATATCTTTTCCTCTTTGACCAAAAAAGGACGATATTTAATTGTTTTTCCTGTTGATGGCAATTCCAACTCAAAAGTCGGTGTAGGTATTTTTGGTAAAGTCATGTTATACAATTACAGTAATGTTATTTATTATGTCCTGGACCCATTATGTTTTTCAATCACATATCTTGTGTAATTAAAAGATACTGTTGTTTTTGTAATCGTACTTCCTTCATAAGTAACTGGAATTGCAGTAATATTTGTAGGAAATGAATCAATCATCCTATAAGTCAATGAAGGAGGAGATAAAGTTATTCCACCTTTTTTATTTGGATTTTCTAAAAAATCTCTTTCAAACTTAGTAACCGAAATAATTCTTTTATAACTATCGGGATACTTAAATCTAAAAAAGTTTGGACTATCTTTTGCATTTCCTTGTCCTCTTGCATCTGGAGGAACTATTCCCGATGAATCATAAATTGGATTAATATAATTCATCCATTCTTCAAATAAACGAATCAATTTATAATCATAATCAACATAGAAAGTCATTGTAAAATCTGGATATATTCTTCTTGTTGGAAATCTTTCTATAATTCCTTGACGACTTCCACTTTCTTCTGCCATATCAAATGTTGCACCAGGAAGTGCAGTTTCGGAACAAAAGAAATCAAATGTATTTGCAACTCTCACATCATTAGTCAATTCACATGTTCTCAACCAACCCATCAGTTCTCTATCTGCATTATTAAGCTGAAGAGATACTTTAAATTGACTCGTAACTGAAAGTTTTCCAAATATATCTCTTGCTCCAGGAAGCACTCCTCCTGGAGATGGAGTAGTCATCCTAACATATAAAGGTCCTATATTTGGCTTTCCCCTATTAGGAGCTGGAGACATTTGATAAATATGTATAATTCCTTATACTATGTATGTCTGGTCAGAGCAAAAACTATAAACAAGGAAAGTTCAAACCAAAAAATCCACAGAAATATAACGGAGATCCAACAAATATTATTTATAGATCTTCTTATGAATTAAAGATGTTTCAATATTGTGATTTAACAGAAAATGTCATCTCATATCAAAGTGAAGAGTTTTGGGTTCCTTATGTATCACCAATAGATAATAAAGTTCATAGATATTTTCCAGATATGAAACTTAAATATAAAGATAAAGATGCAAATATAAGAATAGTAGTCGTAGAAATCAAACCAGCAAAAGATCTAAAAGAACCACCCACAAATCCACCAAAACGAACAAAATCTTGGGCATATTCAGTTAAAACTTGGGTAGTAAATCAAGCAAAATGGGAAGCTTGTCGTGAATATTGCAAAGATAGAAACTGGGAATTCCGTATTTTTACTGAACGTGATTTGGGAATTCAGATATGATTGCCGATAAAATACTTAAAGAAGCAGGAAAAAAATATCGTTCTACTGATTGGTACACAAATCGATTGATGAATGAGTTATCAAACTATCAAGATGAAGATATAAGTGAAATTGATACACACTTTATTACTCCTGGTGATTTAGTATTTTTTATGTACTCCGCAAAATATCCACAAAAGTATCAATTTTGGGACAGACAACCACTAACATATATTATTGAAGTCAATCCAAGAAAAGGATCATTCTTTGGTTCTAACCTTCATTATCTAAATCCACAGTACCGTGGGGGAGTTGCTGCTTCGTACATAAATAAATCAGGAAATGTGAATGCACCAAGAAAAACTTTACATAGTTATCTTTTTTCTGGTGTAGGTAGTCATTTTTTCAAGGTCCCAGAAAGTGAATGGAGAGAAGTATCTTTACTTCCAACCGAAAGATTTGTTGATAAACGAGGACAACCAGTATTCAAATCCAGAGTTTGGGATTATCCAGATAACCAATCGGCACCATAAATGGCTGAAAAACCAGTAAATAACGATTTCTACAAACTATCCCCACAACCACTACAAGTAGGGGAAAGAAAAATTCAGCTTACTTATGATCCAGATAATGGAAATACAAAGCTTTATGAGATAGTCACTGTTGGTGGCGTCCAAACAGCAAAAGTAGCAATATATGAAAATGGCGTATGGAATAATAATGGCCTTGGTGTAATATCAGATCCAAAAGAAAGAATAACAGTTCACGAAAATGTAACCAATAGTATCACAAAAGCAAGAGGAACATCAGGAACTGGTGTTCTTCCTGGATTTATAAAAAATAAAGCCGGATCTCAAGATACACAAATTGGAGGAGGAACATCACCAACTGGACCACAAGGAATTATACAACAAGTTGGTGCTATTTTTGGAGCTATTACGAATCCTATTCCGTCACTAACTCCTTTTAATGTTTCTGGTAGTGCTTTTGCAAATACAAATGAAAAAGCACTATTCAATGACACAAAATTACTTACATATCCAATTGATATGATTACATCAGAACAAGATAGACTAGAAATATCACAATATAGATACCAACCAACAGGAGCAGAAAGTATTTTTACAAATCCAACAAGTGTAATTCAAAATAACATACAAAGAAATACTGCACTATCTGAACTGATTGGATTAGCTATTCTTCCAATTCCAAATGGAATATCAGACAGCAATAATGTTTCTTGGGGTTCTGATCAAATGAATGCAATGACAGCAGGTGCAACTGGAACTGCATTAAATAAAATGTCAGAACATTTAGGTGCTGGAGGTGTTGCAGGAGGTATTGCAGGATTTGGCCAATTATTAACAAAAGGGCAAAGTCCTTTAGGTATATTACAAGCAGCAAAAGGAGGAGCAGCATTATCAATATATAAGGATGTCGTTGGTGCTGCAGTTGGTTCTCCAAAATCTCTAGGAGCTTTTTCCGCTGCTTTTTCTTCACAAATACTTAAAATGGCACAATTTGAAGTATCACCGGAAAGTATTTTAGCAAGAGGTTTTGGAATTGTTCCAAACTCAAACTTGGAACTTTTATTTAATAGTCCAGAACTTCGTCAATTTACATTTGCTTATCGTTTGAGTCCAAGAAGTACAAAAGAAGCAAGAAATGTAAAAAGAATTATTCGTTTTTTCAAGCAAGGTATGTCCCCAAGAAAACAAACTGGACAAGCAGGACAAAGTTCATTTTTTCTTGGAACTCCAAATGTTTTTAAATTAAGATATAAAACTGGAAAAAATAATCCCATTTCTGGATTGAATAAATTCAAAGTCTGTGCATTGACTAATTTTAGTGTAAATTATGCACCAGAAGGAACTTGGGCTGCTTATGACGAAGGGCAACCAGTATCTGTAACTATTACGATGCAATTTGCAGAACTTGAACCAATTTATAACACTGACTATCAGACATCTATCTTTAGTACAAGATCTGGAGATCTTGGTGATTTGGATCAAGTACAAAACGACGATGTAGGTTATTGAAAATGGGATATTTCAAAGAATTACCAAATTTACAATATCTTTCTCGTTTACCAGATTCAGATTCAAACGAAAACTATATTACTGTCAAAAATATATTTAAAAGAGCAGCAATTAGAAATGATATTATTAATGTCATTACTGCTTTTGTTTATTATGAAATTTTAGACAACGAAAGACCAGAACAAATTGCAAATAAAGTTTATAACAATTCAGAATTGGATTGGGTCATTTTACATACAAATAACATCACAAACATAAGACAACAATGGCCATTGAGTAATTATGATTTATATAACTACATGCTAGAAAAGTATGGTTCTGATGAAAATATATCAAATATACATCACCACGAAACTACTGAAGTTTTAGATAATTATAATAGAGTTGTAATTCCTGCTGGACTCAAAGTTGATTCAAACTTTACAATTACATATTCAAAAACTGATTACAGTAGAGTCACATTAAATCCAACCAAACAAGTGACCAATTATGAATATGAAACAAGTTTAAATGAAGATAAGAGAAAAATTAGAGTATTGAAACCAGATTATCTATCAGTAATTATTAGTGACTTGAAAAATTCTATGAAATATGGATCTTCATCTGATTATATTAATCAAACAAATAAATCAACATATAACCCAAGACTTACTGGGGTATAAAAACCCTACAGACAAAAAAATCCCCCGAAATTTTTCTCGGGGGAAAAGGTAATCAAAAGTCGATTTTGAAAATCAACTTTCAGCTAACTTTTGAAAATAAGAAAGAGTATCATCGTCTTCATCTTCGTCAACAGAAGAACTAGATTTTGAGGACGAAGTGAATGTAGATTCACTCTTTGTTGTTGGCACAAACTCTTCTTCCTCATCAAGTGTTTCTTGATCTTGACGCTTAGACGCACTCTTATTTCCAAGAACATATCCCAAACGCTTCTTCAAATCTTCATAAGATTTAAAGTTCTTTTCATCTGTAAATTCATTCAAATCGTGAATGGACTTATAGATTTCCTCAAGAGCATCATCATCATTCAAGAGAGGACCAGGTTCAGAAAACTCTGACTTATCATAGTTCCAGTATCCTTCTACCTTACGAAGCTTCAACTTGAAGTTTGCACCTTCCCAGAAATCAAAAGCATTAATGGGTTTTTCATCATCAAACTCTGGTTGCATCGCAGCCATAATCTTATCAAAAACTTTCTTACCAAACTTATACTTTATGTTCGGATTGGTTCGCAAATACCAATCCCGAATCTTATTCGGCTACTCCTCTCAAAGTAGAACAGACTATATCATAATCCATTTTTAATGGATTCCGAGCACTTCGGTTATCATTTGCTTATAACCTACTCCGATAAACGGATAGTCGTTGAACCTTACCTTATGTGATAGGTCTTGGCTGCTGATTGTCTCTATTAAACTATTTTCACACATTTCAGATTCTTTAGGTTCCCATACAACTAAAAATGGTATGTATCCAGCATTTTTGGATGCTTCCATTTTTAACAATACATTATTTTTATGAAGTTTTAAAGTATAAAGAGATTTTACTTCAAATAATAAATTATCAATTATAATATCTGGATAATAACGTCTAATTTTTCCGTTTTCATCCTTGTATCTTATTGATTTTTTACTATCAACTTCAATTTTTGTATTATCAAAATACTTAATTAGAATATCAAGAACATATTTTTCATATCCCTGAGTTCTAACTTGTATACCATTTAGTGTATACATATGATATTTGTATTGATTTCTTGATTTAGTTATTCTATCAAATAGTTCATTATGCTGATCTTCAGTTAATGTTTTGTACCACTCCTTCTTATGGTTTGATACAAATTCAGAATAAGAACCAAAACCAGTATTTTTAAGTAAAGTATTTACTCTCTTTTTTTCAATATCTTCTTTAGAAGTATTTAAATATCTAGAGTTTAACATCTTATTAATATAAGTTTTCTTTTGATCCTCTGAAGAATTTTTCCATAATTTTTCAGTATTTTTATTATACTGAGATGAACATTTGCAATTACAAAATTTATAGTATGAAAATTTTGTAAATTTTGTAGATTTTTCACAATTAAGACAAATGCCTTCGGTATCTGACTTAAAATGTTCATCATAATAATCTTTTGGATCTATTCCAAATTTTTTGATTATTCTAACTATTCCCATTTTAGAATAGTATTTTTTATCTAAATCGCAATACAATTTTTCAGTCATATGTTTTCTTTTATAATATAAAACTATTTATAAAAGAAAAGTTTTCTTTCACATTGAATCTGTTTTAGTTAGTTTACCTAACAAGAGTTTCCAGCAATTCACTCGGTTTTCATATAATATTACTACTATATGCCTCTAATTTAAGTTAAAGGAACACTCGTCCTTCATTTTCAGGAGCAGCAGGATCTTTCACTACATAAATGTTTGCGTAATAAGAAAGTTTACGCTTACGATCACGAACAATATTCTGATTATCTTTACTTCCAGTATTCCATAGTTCACGATTTGCTTCACAACCTTATATTCATTAGTGATCGTTAATCACTAATCGGGACATTTCCCTGCTTATATTTTCATATAAGAGTAGACCATATCACACACCACTTGGGTGTCTCTGCATTTCGGGGAACTTTCCCCTACTCCCAGTCACGGGATGGTCGTTGAACCTTCCTCACCAAATGAGGCTTGGCTGCTGATTGCCTTGCGTAAAATAGATAAATAAGTTTCTTCATTTTTTAAAGTTCTATTTTTCAATACATCCTTTGAATGTATTATAAAAAAGATATGACCGAAACCTTGTGCAATAGAAGATAAGTGTTTTGCATTATTTTCATCCAAAAAATGATAATAAGTATATTCACTTTTTACTTCTATTAATAGATTACGATAAAGGATGTCTGGATAATAATTTTTATGTTCTGTAAGAAATATTCTCGGAACGTTATTACCAGTTTTTAACTCAGACAAATCTATAAGTTTAGATAAAAGACCTATAGTAATATCTTCATAACCTTGAACTCTAAAATTAAACTCACCACATTTAAAATCTCTAAATGTGTTTTTGTAAGGATTTGGACTATATGTTCCATTTTTAATTTTAGTTTGATTTGATTTATCAACTAAAATTTTAATTTGATCCTCACTTCTTCGTTCCCATTGTTTCTTGGTCTTTTCGGAGAAATAGTTTTCGCCATATTTTCCAATTAAAGTATTCAATCTTTTTTCGGTCAATTGATTTTTAAACTCATCAGACCATTTAGATTTTGTATCTCTACATTTATCTATTGCCTGTTTTCTTTTTTCATCTTGACCTTCAAATCGTTTACTTATGGATAATCTGTGCTCCTTACTTTTACATAAACAAGTCACAGAACAATATGTTCTATATCCTTCCGTAATTCTAATAAAATGTGTATCTTTATTGCATTTTAAACATTTACCAACATCTCCAAGATATTTTATATAATAATCCTCAGAACTCATATTATGAGTACGAAGATAATTTAACATACCCCGCAAGGTTGAATAATATTTTTTATTCAGTTCACAATAAAAACCATCTTTAGAAATCAATGAAATTTTATTTTCCACAATAGTTCGTTTAGTTTACAAACTATTTATCTATTTTCGTTTAGGGTTTCCAGCAATTAACAGAGTTTTTCGTTATAAGTTACCTTATAAAGCCGCCTGTGTTATTTGACGGGACATTGCCCTTTATTAGTAGTTAGGCAGTTATCAATCAACCAACCACCAGGTCCTTGAAATGCGTGAGACCAAACCTGTGCCCAAGGTAGTTCGCAACCAGCAGCAGCAGGAAGAAAACGGATTACAGCAGAACCAGTTCCACCTTTATCCATCGCAGGTTTCCAAAAACGATTATCATCCTTGGAACCAGTTTCGTTGAGTTTCTCAACTTGTTTAATGAGTTTCTCAGTCAAGGAACCCATCTTTGATTGCTTCTTTAAATCAGCAAAAGACATTCATATTCTCCGTATTTTAATATTGGATTGTATTGGACCTACTTATTATAGCAGATACACCTTTAATCGTCAAGTGTTTTTTCAAGTCCTTTGATAGTTCCTTCGAGCATTTCGAAAAAAGCATCAAATCCTTGACTTTTATCAAATCCAAGAAGTTCAGCAGAATCAAGCATACGCTCTTTCATCTCTACTGCTTCTGGGTCATCAGAAAATGAAAGCCTAAAAATAAAAACTTTTTGTTTTTCTAGAAATTCTTTCATTAAATTCAAATGTCCCTTTCTTTGTTCTTTATCATAGAAAGGGACATACATCATTTCTTTAAAAAGTCTTTTCTGCATTTCTTC